TAACTAAAGTTATCGAATTACAAGATAATACCGACCTATCTGGAGAAGTTGCTTGTGCAGGTGGTGCTTGTGAAATCGTATAGTTATGACAGTAAATGTAGCTAATGATTGGATACAACAGTTGTATGTGAGGGAGTTTGGGAACAAACTCCTTCCTACTGATTACTATTATAATGATAATGGTATTATGGTTATGACAGAATCATATCACAAAAGAAGGGGTAGTTGTTGTGGAAGTGGATGTTTACATTGCCCATACGACCCACCATATCAAAAAGGAAATACAAACATAAGAAAGTCATCGTAAGGTGACTTTTTTTATTTTATAATATATTTATTACTAAATATCTTTAGTGAAAAATTTAAATGAACAATTAGTTAGAATCAAATCTTTAATGACTCATAATTTAGGTGATACTATAATTAGAGAAGAAAAAGAGACTAAAGAAAAACAAGGTTTTTGTTTTAATGTAAGTGAAAAAGGTAGTTTTCCTGTAAATGTGACAGAAAAATCCAATGCGTTACAAAAATTTACAGAGCAATTGATAAATAGTTTTAAACAAAAAACTGGTAATAAAAAAGGTACTTACAAAATAGAAAACATTAATTTATTTGGTGGTGCTAGTAACTATTTTAATGGTAAAATAAAGCCAGATTATGATAATGACTATGTTCCTATAGAAAAATCTAATAAGAAAGAAGAAATACTAAAAAATACCTTTACAGGTGATAAAAAGAAAAATAACCAATTAGCTGCAAATAGGGCTAAAAATGTTTTAAAAGGCCTAAAATCGATATTGGGGGAAAAAGGTTCTGAGTTAGGAATTATATACGACCCAGAAAAAGAACCAAAAATTACATCGGGTACTATTTTTACAAATAATAATGTAGACAAAAAAGGTAGTGGTATAAATGCGGGTCAAATAGTTAGTATAAACGCAGAAATTTGTTTTACACCAGACACTAAAGAGGAACCTAAAAAAGAGCCTAAAAAAGAACCCAATGAAAACCCCAAAGAGGAACCTAAAAAAGAACCCAAAGAGGAACCCAAAGAAGAGCCTAAAAATAGTATATGTGATGCGAACGTAAAAGATGATAAAGGTGAGAGAGGATTAGAAGAAAACGACTACGTTGCTTGGGAAAAGAAATATAATTTTGGCGATGCAAAAGCAGTAAAAATTACTTTTGAGCCTCTGGTAATACCTGACGCTTTTTATGTTAAATACGGAACACAAGAATATTTTAGTGGTTTTATAGGTAAAAATTTTGATGAAAGATACACATATGGAACAAAAGTACCAACTTCAGATAAAAGATTAGCAATTCCACTTATGCCAAAATATGCACAAAATACATTTAAAAAAAATCCAGACGCTTCTATGACTAGACTTAATAGAAACTTTATTGGTGAACTATTTTTATATGAAAAAAATAAAAACCTAAGTGGTAGGATTAATAATAAAATAACTAATGGTGAAATCGGAAATAAACCTATAGGGGGTAAGGCTATTGATGTTGGAGATATAATACCATCAAATTCTGAGAATGTATCAAAAGAAATATACAATTTACCCAAAGGAGGTGATATTTTTGGTAAATACAAAAATTTATTAAAAAGTTATAACATTTCAGATAAGTCGGGTGAAGTGGTATTAAAAAAAGAAGAGGGGGTTAATGATGTTTTTGTGGTGGTATTTTCACCTTTAAGTAAAACTAAATTTAAAATCAAAGTACAGTGTCAGTGATAATTTTATGTTAAAAAAATAAATTTTTTAATATTTTATCATTTCTTTTAAAAAAATATATAGTACAATATTTATATACAAATGGCAAGAACTAGATATATAAATATTGATTTCCCCTTTAAAGATAGTAAAAAAGGTTTCTATTTTCAATTAAATCAAACAGATAGAGATGCGATTAGGGCAGATTTGTTACATTTATTACTAACAAATAAAGGAGAGAGATTGTACTTACCAGACTTTGGTAGTGATTTAAAAAAATATATATTCGAACCTAATGACGAAATAACACATGATGAAATTAGGGATAGTTTAAACGAAAGTATAAAAAGATATATACCAAATTTAATAGTAAACAGTATTGAATTTAGAAATGATGTGGTACAAGAGGCAATAATAGTAGAATTAACTTATACAGTTACTGATGGAACTTTTCAGAGTACTGATAATGTGACTTTAACATTTTAAGATATGGCAAAAAAAATTGATTACAATGCTAGGAATTTCTCAGAAGTAAGAGGACAACTTATAGAATTTATTAAACAGTATTATCCTGATACATTTTCAGATTTTAATGATGCGTCAGTAGGTATGATGTTATTAGAACTAAATGCTGCGGTTGGTGATATGTTATCATTTAATACTGATAGGATGTTTAATGAGACACAAATTAATTATGCACAAGAACGTTCTTCAGTTTTAGAATTGGCTAGAACATTTGGTTTAAATGTACCAGGTAAAAGACCTAGTATTACTTTAGTAGATTGGACTGTTACAAACATACCCGTAAAAGGAGATACCTTTGATGAAAGTTACGCACCTAGAATCATAAAAGGTTCACAAGCAACAGGTGCGGGTAAAGTTTTTGAATTATTAGAGGATAGTGACTTTTCTTCTCCATTTACAACTGGAGGTATCCCCAATAGGTTAGTTATCCCTAACATAGATGGTAACGGTATTATACAAAATTATTCATTAACCAAAAGAGAGATAATGGTTAATGGATTTACAAAAATTTTCAAAAAGACTTTAAGTTCTTCTGATTATAGACCATTTTTAGAAGTTGTATTACCAGAAGATAATGTTTTATCTATTGAGAATATTATTTTAAAAGAGGGTACTACTTTTAGTACTGCACCTACAGAAGAAGAGTTTGCAGATTTCGATTTAAATTGGTATGAGGTACCTGCATTAGCACAATCACAAATTTATACTGTCGATGAAAATGGAGTTTCAGACCAAGAAGGTGTTGTGGTAGGTAAATGGAAAAACTCACCACAAAGGTTTATAAAAGAATATACCGACAATGGTTTTTGTAAAATTATTTTTGGGGCAGGTGACCCAGATATATCAGAACTAAATGAATTTGTTGGATGTAAAGGACAAATAGATAGAATTGGTAGTTTAATTAATAATACATCTTTAGGTGCAATACCTCAACCGAACAGTACTCTTTATGTTAGATACAGAGTGGGAGGTGGTGAAGATACAAATATTGGTACTAATGTGGTTACGAGTTTAGGTATTATAAGTAGTGTAATTAATGGTGATGATAACGATATTAATAATACGATAAGAGAAAGTATTAGTGTTAATAACCCAATTCCAGCTTTAGGTGGTAAAGAAGAACCTTCTGTGGATGAAATAAGAAACTTAGTAAGATATAATTTTTCGGCACAAGACAGATGTGTTACTATAAAAGACTATCAAAGTAGAATTCCATTGATGCCAGCAAAATTTGGTGTCCCTTTTAGAACTGGTGTTTGGGAAGAAAAAAATAAAGTGAATGTTTCTATTATTGCATTAGATTCTAGTAGTAAATTAACGACACAAGCTACTTCGGCACTTAAACAAAATATTGCAGAATACTTATCAGACTATAGAATGTTAAATGATTATGTTACTATAAAAAATGGTAGAGTATTTAATTTAGGTTTTGAAATAGATGTTTTTGCAGAAAAATCTATACCTAAAGGAGAGGTAATTGGTGGTGTAGTTAATAGTGTTAAAGAATATATGGATATAAATAAATGGGATATGGGTGATAATATTTATATTTCTCAGTTAGTTGAAAATATAAACAACGTTGCAGGTGTTTTAAATGTTACAGATTTGAGAGTTTATAACAAAGTAAATGAAAATGGTCAGTATTCTTTAAATGAGGTTGCACAACCATATATCGATAATGAAACCAGACAAATAGACCTTTTAGGGAGATATACATTATTTGGAGAACCAAACGGTATGTTTGAAGTAAAGTTCCCAAATAAAGATATAAAAGTTACAATTTCTACTTCATAATAATTACTTTTTAAAAAAATGAATTAGTTTTATAATAAAAATTAAAGTTATGGGATGTAAAACATGTAAACAAAAAAAAGAAAAGGTTACTCAAAAAGATAGTAGTGGAAATAATTTAACTAATACCATAGAAGATTATGGTTTAAATCATGGTAGTTTTATATACAAATTAATTGCATTTGTTGTTGTGATAGCAGCACTACCATTAATACTATTAGTTTTAGTTTGTCAGATATTTATTTATTTTTTCTTTCCTAAAAAATTAGCTAATATTACTAAAAACTTAAGAAATTACATAAAAAAATTAGGTAATAAATATACTAATTTTAAAAAGGATAGAGAACTTAAAAAACGAGAAAGAGAATTTGCAAAAAACAGAGGTTACGAAGAAAATAGTGAATTAGTAAACGTAGTAGATGTTGAAGTGCATGAGAATAACAATTAATAAAAAGTGATTTTTAAATGTCAAAGTCATATAGAATTAGGACAACGCCAGGTAAAGACAATGGTTATTTAAAGGTTGACGTTGACCTGAATCAGAATTATGATTTTTTAGAATTACTTAGTTTAAAAATTTCTCAAAAAGAAGACTATCAAGATTTTTGTGCGGATTATGGTGTAGTTGCAGGTAGAGTCATTGTAAATGGTGGATTTGGTGTCCCAAATGTAAAAGTTTCTGTTTTTGTTCCAGTTTCGGATGCAGATTTAGAGAATCCTGTAATATCTGAAATATATAACTACACAGAACCATTTAGTGACCAAAAAAATGGTAACGGTATAAGGTATAATTTATTACCTAAAAATCAACAAACTTTAGAACATACACCTGTTGGTACTTTTCCCAAAAAAAGGGAGATATTAGATGATGGGACAACTTTAGAAATATATGAAAAATATTATAAATACACTACCACAACTAATGAAGCTGGTGATTATATCATTTTTGGTGTACCAGTAGGTGAACAATTCTTACATTACGATATGGATGTAAGTGATATTGGTTTTATATCTACAAGACCTTTTGAATTGATAAATAGAGGTTATAGTGATGATTTATTCGCCAGTAGGTACAAATATGAATCATCAGAGGATTTAGATAGTCTACCTCAGATATTTTCAGAGAACATA